ATGATCAGTAACTGAATCAATTATTTCATATGAACTTGATATTGGTAGATGATCATTTGTTATATAAAATGACGATGTTTGATATGCTTTGGTTGGAAATTCTGGACGAACTCCTATTCTAAATCTTGTAGTTTCTGATGTTCTATATTCTGGTTTTATATTTTTAAAATACGGAACATATGTGTTAGATGATATAGCATTTAATGTGCCTGATGTAGAACTATCATCATATTCATATGATAGTCTTGGAATGAATATTGTATGAGACTCTCTTCCAAAATATTTTATTGAACCAAAATTTTCTTGAGATAATTCATCTGTATTTGGACGCCTAACAATAAACCCATTCATATTAGCACCATTAGGTGCATTATATTGTAACCAATCTAAAGCTAATAAATTTGTAATATTCATTCTAATATCAGGTGACTGATTTACAAATGATTGAGACGCTTGAGCTATTCCAAGAGTTCCCATACTTCCAGTCTCCCATGTGCCGCCTCCTTGAGTTTCTGTCGATCCTGCTGAAGTATCTTTACTATGTGCAGATCCTGTGTTCCATGGTATGCCAGTGCCATATGCTGCATCACCTGATCGATAATACCATGATGACCCAATTTTTGTTTCTGGAGTGTTATTAAACTGTCCATTTCCGTTATCCCATGATTCAGAAACTGAATTTGCATATAATGTATATGAATGTAATAAATCTGTTGCATCTGAAGCATATAGTTCTAAGTATAAAGATCCACTACCTTCTGCAACACCTTCTCCGTTAATAGCCGGACTAGGAATATTAAATGCTAAAATATCTTTAATCAATCCTTCATATTGAGTTCCAAAATCTACAATAAATCTAGATACATATGAATTTGATTGACGCACTCCATTTAATTTAGATCCAGAAGGTATTTTTGATAACTCTAATATCTGATCTACACCCGTATTTCGTTCAGGATATCTTTCATATAATGTTGTATCTCTTTCTGGAAAATATATTCTTTTCATTGTCTATCCCTTAATTTTTTATAATACGACCTTTAATATCTGTTTTTGGATATTTAACCTCAAATATCATTGGGTCAATTGACGGATATAAAATTCCATGCCTTACTGCAGTTTGCATATCATATACATTATTTGAATATCCTGAATCTGTTATATTAGTTAATGAAACGCTCGATACAGATTGCACACCTTTAATGCCATCTAATTCAGTATATAAACTATTAATATTAATACTACCATTTATCTGCATCCTATCATTCTTCATTAAAGTTTGAAGCCTATCTGTACATCTTAAAATTACTTCATCACTATTTTGATCTGGTAAAGGTATAATTTCAAATTCAATTCCTATATTAACAATATATGCTGTCTTAATAGATATAGCATCTGTTAACATTCTAAACTCGGATAAATATGTTCTAATATTTTCTTTAAGTGCTTGATTTGGACTAGTAAAATGTCCTTGATTATCATATGCTAACAAATATAAATTTAAAGCCAATGGATTTGATATAGAATCTAATGGATAATTTCTATCATTAGAATCTAATTGAGTATCACCTATTACATATGCCTTTGCAACACTCCCAAATCGAACCGGCATTGCATAACATCGTGCAATGTAATCTTCTCTAGTAATTACTCTGTTTTGTGCTGCAAATGCCGAAACAGCATTTTGTCGTATATTTTCAATATTTTCTTGAGAAGCTCCTCCCGTTGCCGGAGATGGATTACTTACGGCCACAGTTGCTTTTGTATCTTCTAAATCAACTGTCGAATCATCACTTAAATATTCTACATTACCTATAGAAGTGATTGTATTTGCAGCTACATTTTCATTAACTCCTCCACCAACTGTATAGGTTACAGTTAATACTTCATTATTAGGAGCCAACCCATATGTACTAGTTGCTAAAAAGTTAGATGGATCTATAGCTGATGTTGTAGTACGTCTCAGATATTCCAATCCTGACCCTACATTGGTTGGATTTGGAATTATTTCTTCATCTGCATCTGATGATATACCTGCACCAAACTGTAATTCTGTTTGATAATCTCCTCTAATCCTAGTAACAAATCTTCTAGGTGTTCTAGTTAATTTTAATATATAAGGAACGGTTGATCTATATTGTGCTAGGTCTGGATCATTAAATGGAATGTTAGCAATATCTTCCATAATGGTATCTTGTGCTAAATAATCAACTTCGCTCCAAGCATCCCCAGTATCACTTTCAACTGATAATATTTCTAAAACATCCTTTTCTGGTAATAATAATTTATCATATTGTTTAGGTGTTGTAAATGAAAAATCACGAGTCACAACTTCTCCGGAGACTGCCTTTACTTCTTTCTTTAAAAGATATCTAGTTACATTACCACTACCGTCTATTTCATATACAGATACATTTGCATTATCATTAAAATCTAAATTTTCTGTAGTTCTAAAAGAAATATCATCTTCTGATAATACTTGCATTCCTCTTTTTATACTTAAAGCATATCTGTAATCCGGTCTTGCTGCTGTACCAGATCCTATAGCTGGCACCAATTGAAATACATCTAAAGTAACTGTTGCTGGTGAATTTATTCTTGGCTTGAAACCAAATAAATGGGACAAGCGTAATACATTAGTAGTCTCTTGAGCTTGACTCAATAAAGATTCTCTAAATGATTGATCTGTATAATATGATATTACATCTCCAACATATGAAGCCATCTCAATAAACATCATACCTGGTGACGATTCGTTGAAATCTTGATATGTATTTGGAAAATATTGCTTAGCAAAGGTAATTAAATTTTGCCTCATCTGAGGAAAATCTTTTCCAATATACCTAACATCCTTTTTTACTAACTTTGACATTTTTTATCTCCTAATATGACCCGCCTATGTTTGGTACAATTGTTGAACTACCAAAACTACCTACACCTACTAATTCTAATTGATCTGGTGTTGATGCTGCAGCATCAGAAACTACAATTGCATTTTCGTCTAATAAAACATTTATTGTCAGATTAGCACTGTTTACATCTAATCTAAAAACTAATGAAACAGATAAACTATATGCATTTATATCACGTGTTATTATAACACCATCTATAATAAAATAAGGAAGCCAAAATTTAATATCTTCAATTAAACGTTCTTCTACAATGTCTGAAAAGGCTGATGTATTTGGTTCGAATATAGCTTTACGTAAATCCGTTCCAAATCTAGGTTGCATATAACGTTCGCCTTTAACTGTGCCTAACAAATTTCTTAGATTAGATATAGATTGAGCATGTGTTGTATAATTTAATGCAAATACACTAGCTCCTCCTTTTTGTTCATTATATTGTCGCCCCTCAGTATTAGAATCATCTTTTAATGCAGTTCTATCAAAATTTCCATTAATAGATGATTTATTAAATGGCAATGATATACCTACAGCTGTATCCGGCTTGTCAGAAACTGGTCTATTTTGGTATATTGTTCTTGCCATTTATTATTTTCCTTTTTTCTTATCTATAGCTTTCATTAATGCTGAATAATCTTTTGTCATTGCACTTGCTACTGCTTTAACACCTTCATTATTCATATTCATTGGTTCTCCATTAATTCCTGTTGTTGTTAATGGAGCAGGTCCTCTTTGCATCCCAAATGAATCTGCCATTTCTGCTTTGTAATTACCCATACTAGGATACTCTTGTTGCATTACAGCTGGACCATCTCTCATTGTACTAAAATCAGCTGATGTTGCTGTTTCGTTTAGTATATCATTTAGCATACTATTTTTAGTAAATTTCTTTTTTGCTTTTGGTTTATATTTTTTTGTATCGCCTACAATTTTTTGTAAATCAGATTCATGTTTAGTAACTGTTGTATTTTCATTTAATACTGATTTTATTTCTGTACGAACTGCTGCACGAACTTCTTCTCTTATAACCTTTCGAAGCAATTTTACAAATGATTTTGATTCCATATAATATTCCCTTTATTTTTATATAAATATGTTTATGATAGAGTTCCGGGGGTAGTTGTTACCCCTACTGTAGGACCACCTGATACAGAAGATCCGGCAGTCACTTGTCCCGGATTAACAGTTGCTGCAGACGTAAATATATAAATAGCTTTAGCTAACTCTCTAGCTAGACATGCATTACCCGCTTCTGGACTATCTTTGGTTTGTGCTTTATCTAGAGCTGCCTTTATTGCTGTTTCTAAATTTGGTTGTAATAGTGGCATAATATTCTCCTATTGTTTTAATTGTTTTAATGTATTTACTAATTCTTTAAGTTTACCTGTTTCCGGATTAATTAGTGTTGGGCCTCCGGCTGGCGTAGGAAACTGTGATGATCCAGCAAATACTCTATCAACTGCATTTACAAGTTCATCTAATACTGTAAATATAGTATTCATCTCTCCAGCCCAACTTGGCGTTGAAATAATAACATCTGCTGCACCAGTTAATATAATCTCATCTGTCTTAGAATTAAAAACTAATCGATCGGAATTTATTGTAACTTGTGGAGAATCATAACTAGCCATTGGCGTTGCAGGACCTATGCCTTGGGATAACGTTAATTTATTTTGTTTAACTTTTTTACTAGAAAGAAATATTGAACAATCTGTATCATCTGGATTTTCAATTACAAATTTATTTGCGCCTCCTTGTTTTAATAATCCATTTGATATTGATAAAATTGGACTACCAGCTGCTCCTTCCCAATAAGGCTTTTCATTGTATTGATCAGTATCTCCTTCAATGCCTTGACTAAATCTTATTGAATGTCCATGACGGCCTTCAATAATAACATCACCTTCAAATGGCTGATGATTTTTTACTTGATCTGACTCAATAAAATTTTCTCCAGGCTTATACTCATTATCTTCTTCTGCAACAGGACCAGCACCAGCTCCATAATTTTCATCATTTCCTGCACTATCAAGTTTATGCATATCCGGTAATGGATTGAGGTGTTTATTGCCATGAATATTAACAACCGAAACATAATAATATACAGATGATGGTATATCTTGATTAGCTGTAAATGATGGTCCCATTACAATAAAAACATGTTCACCTATTAATGGATATTGAGTAACATTATTTAATGGATATGCAAGAACTTCTTCACGAGGTCCTCCTATTCCACCAAATCTAACTTCAATAGTGCCTAATGGTAAGTCTCGTCCTTCTTTATCTTGTTGGGTCTTGAATGATCTTTTTATGTCGATCACTTCTGCTAACATCATCTGTACTCTCCTGTTCTTGCTTTTTAATATTATCTATTTCATTTTCAGCTTCTTCTAATAAACGAGCTCTTTCTTCATCTGTCAATCCATATTCATTTCCATCATCATCTTTCATTGATACAGAAACTAATCGTTGTACAACAGCTGCTAACTTAACTAAAGCATCATCATTTTTGACAGATACTTCTAGATAATCTTTAATGAGGGGTACTATTACAGTTGCATCACCGGCATTAGTAATTAATGGTTGTAGTTCTTTGATGAGTGCATCGATTTGTCTTGCCTTCTTTTTTGAATTATGATATATATCACGCATCAGATCAGAAAAATTTGTTCCGTTGAAAAGTTCGAATTCAGAGTTCATATATTAGCCTTTAATATAAATATAGAAGCTAACATATTATTATAGAATTAAGGTATTAGATTACCGGTTTTATTAAAAATTGAATACATTTTAGCATAATCACGTTTCATAATATTAACTACCTTAGTAATATTTTGAGTTTTTAGGCCGGTTCTTTCTCTGATTAAGATATAAAGTGCTTTCTTATTAAAGTTTTCAATATTTTCTCTAATCCTAAACAATTCTAAAATTGTATCAGCAACTACTATGTCACGTTTATTTGAAAATATTGAATTTAAATTTTCATCATAATATGATACCCATAAATTAGTGAAATCTTTTAACGATTCTTGATGATCAGATAATCTTTGTTCTGCATCTAAATCTCTTCTTTCATCTAATACATCTGTCGAAGCACGTTGTTTTAACTTAGCATAATTAGCATTATTTTGAATAATAAGATAATTTTTTGCTATAATACTAAAATATGAAAATGCCTTTCCTTTACCTTCTGTAAATTTACCTATCTTTTCTGTCAGGAAAGCAACTACTTCTGCTTTTATATCTTCATATGGCACATCAAAATAACTAAAACGAAATGTATAATAAATATTTTCAACTAGTTTATCGAAAGGTTTATATATATGTTCTCTAAAAACTTTATTTCTTTTACTAAAACTTTCTTCTTTGTTATAAGCAATAATAGCTTTCTCATTGATATATGTGAAGTATTGTTTCTTAGTTGGTTTACGTCCTCTCCGCTTCCTAGGACCATTTTCTTCAATCTCGGCTAGTTCTTCTTCTAGCCATTTATAAAAATCATCTACTGCACTCATTTAGAATCCCTTATTTAGTTCATCCATAATATTCTGTAACTCTTTAAAAATAAAACCTGTTTCATCATCTGCTTGAAATGATCCTACTCTATCAATTTGTCTAAGTTTAGAATTAGATTCTCCAATACGTGTTTTCAACGTACTAAAAAATGTATAATATTCAGTATTAGATTTTTCTAACTCTTCGATATAATCAGATAAATTTTCTTGTTTACGTAACTGATTAATATTGACGAATATTGAAATTAAAACTGCTACTGATAAGATTACTATTGCTGTTATCATTTATTTTCTCCGAATAAGTCATCAAACATTTTTGATGCGTTAATTTTAGTTGATGGGTCAGATAAACCTTTTTTTGGATATTGTTTCTTTACAGGAGCAACAACTGCTGGTTTATTTTTATACCACATTTCAAATTCAATTCTAGCTGCCATTGCATCTGCTTGATGCATTACATATCCTAAATTAGTTTTCAATTTTGAATCTGCTGTTCTTGACATAAAGTAAGGTTTATTACTTTCATCATATAACCCATCTGTTAATTTTATACCTAACATTTCGTTCCAAGTGATGCTAATGTTATAATGTTGCAATAACCATATAGATAGGTCATTTACGAGGCTAAAAGGGTTGTTAGGATTAATCTTATACATCTTTCCTTGATTCTTTCTATGCCACTCAGAATCATTAGGAATATATACTTCATTACCTTCTCCTGGAAATCCCATTTTACCTATATCATGATTCAATGCAACAAAAATTAATTCTTCTTCGGTATAACCAGACATATCTGCTCCCATACCTCTCCAAAGGTTGTATACTTGTTTTGCACATTTAACTACTCGTAATACATGATCAACATATCCACCTTCAAATGCATTATGATAATGATCAAAACTAGAAGCTGGTTGTAAAGATATTCTATCTTCTAAATCTGTATACATTGCTAGAAGTTTTTCTTTTCTTTCGCCTTCGAAGTTGTCTTTTATAATTTGTAAAAGATCGTTATAATTCTGTACTATTTGTTCTGCTGTTAATTTCATATTATATTATTTGGTCTATTATTCCTAATTGTTTTGCTTCTTCTGCTGTTAAAAACATATCTGATCTCATATGTTCTTTCCAATATTCTGCATCTTTATTTGTACGTTCAGCTAATAAAGAATATACATGTTTTTCTAAATTTTTAACATTATCTAAATATGCTGTTATATCAGACATTTTACCTCCAAGAAAACTAGATGATTGATGGAACATCATCGTCGATCGTTTACTCATCATTCTTGTACCAGTACCACATGTTAAAATAACAGCAGCTGCTGAAAACGCTTTACCTCTGCAAATAGTATTTACTTTAACATCTAATGATTCCATATAATCTATTATAGCAAACATTTCATGTACATCTCCGCCAGGCGAATTAATCATTAAATTAATTGGGGCTGTTTTATCTTTTCTATTTTGTAATAGATTTCTTGTACGGATTATTAAATCTGTTAATGTATGTTGGTTTATTTCATCGTTAAGAAATATTATCGAATCTTTAAAATCAACTAATGTCATTAATTGATTATTTAACGCTTCATATAGTTCACTATTTTTAGTGTCTATCTTTAAAGGTTCTTTCTTCTGTTCTTCTTCATATATACTCATATGTTAAATATATAAAATATTTTTCGTAATTCCAAATTTAATTTACCTTTTTCAATTGACGTTCTAATTTACGTAATTGTACGGTATTAGATCTTATATCTTTTTTAAATGTTGCCTTCTTAAGATTACCTCTAACCATAAGCATCTGTTCTAAAATTTTATCACGTAACGCAGATTTTTCTAATTTAGATAATTTTTTCTTTGGAAGTCTTGGTTTGGTTGGTTCTAATGTTCCTTTTAATTTAGGCTGTTCTTTACCTTTATGAAATACATTACCTTGTGGATCGACAAATTCAGTCATAAACTGCCATCCTCTAGGTCGACCTTTGGATACATATCCACCTTTCATCTCTGGAGGACCTACTGTTTTATTAACACATTTGTAACATAATACTGCAGTTGAATTAGGACTAACCTCAGACCATTTATTACACCTAGGGTGTTTTGATAAAAATTGCCATCCCCAATAATTAGTATCTTCAATACTATTTCTACATACCATATGTAATGTACCGTTAATTTTTTTTGTTTTAAACTTATGTGTAACTTTTTTCTTTCTTGCCATAACTTATTATTTTAATTCACTATTAAATTATACCCACTTATTTGTTCTTTTATTATATATTTTTCCTTTATTTGGGTCTTCTGATTTTTCCTGATAAATATCTTCCTTAGGTGTTGATAATATTTTTTCATTTCTTTTTATCATCTCTTCCTGATCATAATGCAATCCATCATTGCCATTTTGGCCGATTATATTCATCCTTCCTTCTGCTTCTTCTTCTTCTAAAACTTCTATCCAAGCATCTAATCCTGTCTTCTTTTTTAATTTTTCTTGATTATGTTTTACTCGTTGTTTCATTTCTTCTGAAGGTCGATTGATTGGATATGGCTTATTAAATTCCATTCCTTTTGGTACAGACATCACCACCTTTGGTTTTATTTGAGCAAATGCCATATTGGCAGCTATTACCAATGCAATTGCAAGTGGGTCAAATACAAATATAATTAAAAGTAAAAACCAGTTAACAACTTGACCCATTGGATATCCGGTTGTTTCTGCTAGATATTTTAATGGACCTAATTCTCTTTGTTCTTCATTACCCATTTCTAAATTTAATAAATCCGTATCAAGTCTTAAGATAGAATCTTGTACAGCTTCTAACTTTAAGTTTATATCATTTCTATCCTTGATTGTATTATCTAATTCTTTTTGCAATGCCCTTCTAGTTGATGAAGAAGTAGTTGTAATTACTTGTTCAGCCTCTTTGTCATAATATGATACAGAACCGGGGTTTGATAAAGACTTTCTTAGATCAGAAATAGTTGAATTCAATTGTGTTTTTTCAATTGTTAAATCTGTTTTGTTTTCTTCGAATCTATTTTGTTTGGTTTCTAATACAACTAATGATTTATCTAAAAATTCAGATTTAGTAGCTGTCTCTTGATATGCACCTGACAAGAAACCATATATACCACCAGATGTAATTAATATCAAAATAAAACATGCTATAGATAAATACGCTCGCAAGCCTTTATTAATCGAATCCCAATATTGATATAATAGAGATGCAACTACTAATTTAGCAAATTCTAATGATCCGGCCATTATAATTACCTGTGTACTTGCTCCTGCAAATAACTTACTTAATCCAAATACTGAGTAAAACGCTGCTGAACCTGAAACTGCTAGTGCAGATAATGCAATCAGAAATGGAAAAAGTCTTTTTTTCATTTTAACTACCCGATACTCGGCTCTGAATAGCTTTTAATCGCTTTCTCATCTGATCAAATCTTCTTCTTGCTTCTGCTGGAGCAATTGACATTTTACGTTTAACTTCATGGTCCATAATCATTACCATATTATCGACTTCATCGAGCCATTTTAATACATTGTCTTTGTCTTTCATAATAAAACTTTTTTATTTTTATATTCATAAATATTACGATACTCTAAAAGTGCCAATTCTTTTGCTTTAGCTTCTATTACAATATCTAATTCTAGACCATATGTATTAATTTCATCTACAATATAATCTGAATGTGCTTGTGCCCTAATCTTAGGGTCTTGGAACTCTCTAGCTCTACTTTCTGAGTAATGTGTACATTGTCTAACATGTTCAGGCCATGTAGATGCAGCTAATCTTAATGCTTGTTCTTCTGATAACTCATCTGGATGGAATGAATGATGATGGTAATCGAATGTAATTGGAATGCCTATTTCTTTATGAAAGTAATCATATATCATTCGAGTTGACCACATACTAGGTTTATCATCATTTTCTAATACCAATCGTTTCTTACAATTATCAGATAACTTATGCCAACCAGCAATCCATCGTTTTGATGTACCGTCAAAATCTCCTCCATATGAACCACCTACATGGATATTTATTTTATTTTCAAATGAAGGTTCAAATCCCATTATATCAAATGTTTCTGAATGACGTTCTAAACTAATCAAAGTACGTCTTACTACTTCAGGATTCGGAGAACCAAGAACATTAAATGGTCCAGGATGAGTTGTTATTCGTATACCATGTTTTCTAGCATACTCACCACATTCCATTAGTTTAGTAGATATATCTTTAAACTGAGGCAATTGATGTAGTTCATAATGATCATGCCAAGGAAATAATTCAGAGCCTAATCTAAACAATTTAATGTTATGGTCATTGTTCCATTGTAGGTAATGTAAAAGGTCATTGGCATTAAGTAATGTCCTTTCGCCTAATAAATGTAAGTCCCAATCGGATGGATTGTCAGACCCGTTTTGCCAAGTTGCTTTTCTAGCTGTTCTAGATGTTGTTACTCTACCTCCGGCCTTTTTTGGTCGGTTAGTTAATGTCATGTTAACACATGCATAACCTAATCTTACTTTTTCTTTCATATATTAATATAATAAATTTATCTCGTAATTCCTAAACATTTCTTCCATTTTCAAAAACATGTTTTATTGTCGGAAACCTTAAACTTAAACCACCTTCTTGATTTTTAGTTTCTTCAAAGTATTGAACGGTAATTGTTTTACCAATAATCAATTCTGGATTAGCTTCGTACTTTAATCGTTGCTCTTGATTCCATCCGGAACCTACTTTTACTTCATGACCTTTATGGTTAATATAAGCTTGAGCCATCATTCTAACTGTAACCTCTTTGCCGTCTCTGATAATTCTATGATCTTCAAAATCTATACTTTCAACAACATATTCAGCATCATAAAACTTCTTTACCTTTAATAAGTTTTGAGATCTCTTACCTTCATATCCGACATTCTTTCTTAACATAACTCCTTCATAACCTTGTTTCTCAGCATCTGCTTTTAACTTAGCAAAATGATCATCGTCACTAACAACTACTTGATCTAAAACTGATAATGAATTATTATTGTTAAGCATATTTTCTAATTTAGCAAATCTAGATATTCTTCCTGCCAATGTCTTTTCACTTTCTTTATTATCAAATTCTTGTAATGTTAAATAATCAAACATTACATATTTAGGATTTTTTATTGTATGATTTTTTCTTTTAATTTGTTTCATTATACCTTGAAAATCTTCGTTACCATTTTCATCCATTAAACAAATTTCACCATCGAATACAATTCCTCTTAGACCTAATACTTTAACAGCATCTTTAACAACTTGTAATGTTTCAAACTCATTACCTACTCTAGAATAACATTTAACTCCTCCATCTAATCCTACTATTGTAATACATCTTACACCATCCAATTTTCTAGACGCAAACCATACATCATTCCAATCAACTCGTTTAGGATCAAATTTATTTGCTAAAGCAACATCAAAGGTTGGAATTAAATTTGGAATAACTTTATTGATGACTGATTCTGAAGCTCTTATTTCAAGGTTTCTATCTATAATAGAGAAAATTAAATCTTCATATTTTTGATTTGTTGCTATAAGTCCATTTACCATTGCAATTGCATCATGTCCGGTATATGTTCTATTATTCAAATCATCTAATAATTCAAATATATTCTCATATATGAGGTTCATATCACATAAATCGGCATTCTTTTTACAATTTTTACTGGTCAAATAATACTTTTTATATGGGTCTAAGGCATAATTTAAAGCCTTTTTAATGAACTCATCGTTCTGAATAGACCCAATAATAACCTTTTTCTCATTAAGAGAACTGGTATTTTTCATTTGATTTACAAAATCTTGGAGTTTTTCTAAGTTTTCTTTCATATTTCTTCTTTTATTTATAATATAAAGATAAGAAAAATATTTCAAATAGGCAAATAATTTACCAGAAATGTTGAATTAATCTTTATTTAATCTTTTCTTAATATGCTTAAACAAATAATATGCTATTTATATATGAATATGAAAAATAAAATTGACATAACTCCGGCTATATACGTAGCATTGATGATAATTGTATTTGTGTTAGCAATATAAAGCATTTTCAATAAGTTCACAACAATATAATATACCATCTTTACGAAGTAAGGTATCGGACATTGTCCATTGTTTCATGAGTTCTTGATCGAAATTCTTTTTGAGAACAGATTCTTTAAATTTACGTTTAACAATATATTTATTTCCGTTCCAATCTATGTATTGGTAATGATTCACTGCGAGTTGATTTAGTTATTTGTCTTTAGTTCCAAATTTTGATTGTAACCAAATTCTTTCATGAAAATAGTAAAGAACAAATTTAGTAATAAGTTCTAATCCTCCTATTTTCAAACCCATTAAAGGACTACCAGTTATGATCCATCCTAGAGCCATTGTATCCAATGTTCCTATAAATCTCCAACTTATAGCTTTTAATATACTTCTTAATTTAGTTGCTTTCATGATTTGATAACTATTACTTGATTGTAACTGCTTTTGGTTTTGCTTCATCTGCTATTGGCGCATAGAGATGTAACAAACCGTTTTCTAATTTAGCTTCCAATTTGCCTAAGTCAAATCTTCTGCTAATTCTCCATCCAAAGTTAAATGCTCGTTTAGCAATATTTCTTTGAATATATTCTGCCCCGCTATGGCCAGCTTCTTTTTTGTATTCTACTCGAAGTATATCTCCTTCAATATTGAGATCGATATCTTTTTTTGTAAGACCTACACATGCAATATCAATATTTAGCCCATCTTTGGCTTCATATATATCTACTGGATGATTGAGTTTAGTTGTATCTGCAAACTGATAATCTACGTCTGCTTTGAAAAAATCCTTAAATAGGATGTCGAATGGCGATGTGCCGAATGGTGTTAATTGTGTCATAATTAAATCTCCTTAAATAATTTAACGTTAATAAAATAGTTTGTAACCGATCAACCCGCAGTGAAGTTCAATTACATTAATAAATATTAGTTACTTGAAAAAGGATCAGCCTTTCCAATAACTTTATATGCTTTGTAATACTTATAAAATTCAAACTCTGATTTTTTAGAATTTAAATTGCTTAAGATATATCCATCGTTCCATAATTTACGAACAAATTTACGAATCACCTTAAGACTATCTGAGTTAAGATGAACCTCTCCTTCCATAGATAGGATTGATAATCTACTCATTCCGACCATTATATCTTGTACAATAATCTTAGATGTTTTATTTAGTCTTTCTTCAAATTTATCGACTTGTTTAAGAACTGCATGTTCGACGCCTAATTGTGATGCATCAAAAAGAAATTGAATTTTTTCTTTTGCACTTAATGCAACGAATAGATCAAAATCGTCTTCACATATATTTAGTTCTTTTAACTTCATTAGCCTAATAATAAATTTTTATCGTTATTTTTTACTTCACGAACAATAAATAAATTTCTAAATTGTTCTAGTGATAAATTTTTTACTCCTGCAAAATATGATTCTGCTTGAGAACGAGTTGGCATATCAATTATATTAATATGTCCACTTGATTCACTTGTGTTTTTTGTATATAATCCAAATTTACTCATATCACCCCTTTTATATAAATATCAATTTTTGAAACCTTTCTGTAAAGAAGCTTCGGAAATTATTTCTGAAATGCGATTGAATCCATGTATACGATCTACCTTTAATATATTCAATGCCGTATGCACACGTTCTGCCAATTCTCCAGAAATAATTATTGCATCAACTCCTTTTGTAAAACGGTCGATGACAGCTTGACAACCAATAGATCTATAAATATCAATTATCTGCTCATCATCAATATACCGTTTATGAAATCCCATTATTTCATCATTCCCATGCGGTATCTCATGAGAACAACTTTCTTAGCTTCAGCTATAGTTTCAGCTAACATATCCAATTCTTGGAATGTTACATCAAATCTTTTGCCGCCTATTTCTAATCTTCCTATAATAGGTTTTTCTGGAACTTTTTCGAACATATCTTGAGATACTGTTTCATTAATATCAAAGTCAATTGTTCCATACAATTTTCCATTTCTACTTACTTTTTTCTGATCATACATTGCTGTATTGTTTACTCTACCCATTTTGATTGTTTTTATAAATTACTAAAATAAATGAATTCTGAAAAATAGTATGATCGATAACTACATTGGTATACTTTTTACGTGCCCAATTTAATACATCTCCTGGATTAAATTTTATCCATGAGTTATCATCATTTACTAATTCAGAAGCCATTGTGATTACTACTCCTTCATTTGCACAATCATACATTTTTTCTATTGTACGTTTAGCATTTGAAAAAGAATATTCTGGTGTTTGAAACTTCTTTGAAACTATTTTAAATCCTGGTATTTTATATAAATAGTTATTCGAATTGATGTTAATGCACCAATCTGCTTTCACCTTTGTTTTATTCCAATCGGAACATATCAATTGTGAACCAGGTATATCATACAATTTATTTCCGGCATCAATTAATGTTTGATTGAAATCGATTCCGGTATATTTAATTGTATTTTTATCGGAATTATACCAACCTATGAAATCACCTCTACCACATCCAAAGTCTAAAATACTTTTTTCTAGTGGTATTAAAGATGCAATTGTTTCATATGTTTTCCATTGTATCTCACGATTAGCATAACCTACAATTTCAGTATCATACATTATAATGCCTTCATCTAATTTTTCCTGCATTTCAGATGAACTTAGTTGTAATAACTGGCCTTTAGGTTTTTTGAAATAGTTTAATATCTTACTTATCATTCTTTCGTGATCTACGTCTCCTTAAATTTATTCTATTGAGCTTTGATTCTATTGCTGATAGATCCATTCTCATTGGATGTGTTCTATTAAAATTTTGAGTAACACGACATGCAATTGCAGCATACTCCCACGCCTTTGTTTCATCTTTTGTATTAGGCATAAAGTAATCTTCTGCTATAAAGATATCTCCATTCATTATTCTAATACCATCTCCATCATAATCTACATGAGCATTTGGATATGCTTTAAGTACTTTCTTTTTATTCTTATCTATACTCATACATTAAAATGATCTAGGACCTTGTGGTGGAAAATGAAAATTATTATACTTCTCCATATGTCTAACCATATCAGTTGCTCCACTACTTCCCTCTGACTCTCCGTCAAAGTATAATGGAATATCTTTAGAATAATTTGCTCTTGTATGTCCTACTCCTTCTTTTGCAAAAAGATTTGTAGATATTTTATCCGCCAATGCATCCGTTAAATTAACATCAACCCATGGATATGTTTTTGCATATTTATTTCTAGGACGTCCTTCTGGAACCATAATAAATCCAGAGCCTTTTTCAGACCTAATATCATAGCCTCCTCCATTTTTAGCTGATCTAAGATTAGTGATCACAGCTACTTCATTTGTTCCGTCGTTATTTATAATAACCTTATCGTTAACTTCATATTTCATATCTCCTATAATTTATTTGTTGAACCAATTACTTTACAAATTTGAGATGCTGATACAGACTTAACTTCAAATTCTACTCCGCCTTCTTTGAAATCTTCATGAACTAATTTTTCTGCATGAGTAACTGAAACTGCATTTACTAGATATGTTTCTGTTTGCCATTTAACTCCTTTTGGAGTATCTGTTGCTACCTTTACTTTCGATGTATAATACATAACTTTTTTTTATTTTTTATTAATTTAATTTATATAAATATAAAGACTTTATTTCAAATATCCTAATCATTTGAAAGCTTTTTAATATTTTTTTTCTTTTCTTATCTCTGCAATTTCTTCTGCTATTTGAACATGGATGTTTTTTGTTTGTTCTTCCATTCTAGCTACCGGTGACATCATCTCACTATTTGATGCAAATCTACCATCATAATGAATATTACCATACTCACATTTCTGCCATTCAAATCCTAACATCATAAAACTTGTTCTAGGAACCATATTTTTATAACACATATAACTATATACTTCATGCAATTGCCAATTAGCCATATTCTCTAATTCTTGTAAGAAGTCTTTCTGAACTTCATTAACGGTATAACCATTTCCATAACCTATAGCACATACCTCTTTTTGAATTTCAACTATCTTAGGAGTGGTATCAAAACTTTCCCCATCATGATCATATCCATGGATTGGCCATTCACCTTCTCCCTTAAACTTAATAACTTCATTAGCCCATGCATCTCTAATATTGAACTTCATTTCTTTAGCAACCATATCATTATGGCTATACATCTCTTTTGAATGTGGTTTTGTAATTTGGATTCCGTACTTAACTTCTGGCTTTTTCTTAATTTTTGTCATTTTTTTTCTTTTTATTTATAATATAAAGATAAGAAAAAAATCTCACGCTACCAAATCTTTTTGAAGCTTTTTTCAGAAATAATAAACAAAAGGAAAGGCACTAAAAAGCGCCTTTCCAATTATCTAAACTTACTTCTTAACAAAGAATGATGTGATAATAACTAATACCACTAATCCTACAAATCCACCATTACCTAGTGAAGTTACAAGAGCTGATAAGTTAGCTACTACATCCATTCCAAATACTGAACCACCTGTTAAAACAGTCCAAAGAATTGTTACTGGTAATACAGCCATCATGATAGTTAATAAACCACCAAAGAATCCTGTAATGTATTTAATAATACTTTCCATAATAATTTTCCTCTTTTATTTGTCATAATCGTTTTGTGGCAAAATTGCCGATTGGGGTGTTTAGAGAGCTCGCTTACTTTTATTAGAATTTAAGACCGAAACCTAATGTAAGGTTTGTCGTCTTAGCCTCTGTATTATAAACGATTTTTGGATCTACATATACACCTTTGTGTATAGTAAACATTCTACCTACTCCAAGACTTAGTGTCTCGGTATCCAATCCGCTAGTTGCAGCATATACAAAATATCCTTTTACAAAATATCTTGCATGCAAGTCATACGACATATCAACTGTTGAATCTGCTTGTGAAACGGATAAACCTACCATTAGGTTATCCATTACTCCGTAACCTACAGTAGGGCTAACTGCCCAATCTGTCCATGCTACGTTACTTATATCGCCAGTACCTACGTACCAGTCACCTTTTGTTTGTGCTTGAGTTGCTACTATAGTTGCAACACATAAAGCAATTGTTAAAATGATTTTTTTCATAATTAATTTTCTCCTTTTATTTAATTAGACACTATTGTCTTTTTACCTTAAGGAGCCCTCTATATTAATACGCTACACCCATAGCGTATTTTTTTTATTAATACTATGTATAATATATAAAAACTTTTTCGTAAAACCTAATATAACTTTAAAATTGTTTTGGGATTGGTTGGGCTCTTCGGCCTCCCTTCTTACGTAAACTTTCTAATTGTTCGGCTATTTCTTGCTCAGCTTTAATCTGAAGCATTAGGACGCCTTTATCCTCTAAAACTCCTTCGAGTGACTTGTATTTATCATACGAATTAGGACCACCTATAGATGCATCTTTTGCTGTCTTTAGTGCTCCTTCTAATCTTGTTGCTATTTCTGTTCTTAATGATGATCTGCTCATTGTGCCAAATCCTCTAATATGAATCTCTGGATCAACTGGATCAAACTTATCCGGGTCCAATAAACCTCCATAACGATAAGAACGTTCAGAAAGAACTGATCTAATTTCTTCCTTTATAATTGTATATATTTTATTTTTCAAATCTGACATTTAATTCCAAAATATTAATTTACCAAGGATGCCTAGGACTGCAATCCATACAGACCATAGTGCACCATTAGCCTTTTTTCTAAAATCAGTATTACGATTAACACGAGATATTGTTCCATCATCTGGATCAAGTAAACGTATTTTAATTTCTTTTACGTCTTGCTTGATTGCAACTAACTCATCATGTAATTGTTCATTTGTTAATCGTGCCATTTATTTATGATCTTTTAGACTCTAATACTGATGCTTTTCTATAATCGGTTACTAATTTTTTTAGTTCACCTACAGCCTTTCTTGCTCTTGTTGCAGCTGCTTTATTTCCCTTCTCATTAAACTTTGAATGGTTATCATTAAACTCGTTCCAAAGTGTATCCATCTTTGTAAATAATTGTTCTGTTGACATAACATGTTCTCCTTTTAAATTCATTTAATATAAATATGCTCTATCCTATAAAATCAGAAAACATATCATATGTTTCATTAAGAAATTTGAATTCTGTTTTTAATGATCGATCTAGTTGTTCTTCATTATGTACATCGAAGGTTTGAAATATAAGATCTCCATCGATATAAACTTCTCCGATAAGTGTATCATCGTCTATAAAGAGCTCTAATTCTTTGCCTTCATATACTTCGCCGGTTGATATATTTTCTAATCTTATCATTTAATTATCTTTCGATATGCATATTCATATTTTTCTGATATAGTTTTCCATTTATGTTCTGGCTGAGTTTTCATCTTATTCAATTGTTTATTAAACTCTTTTTGTAACCCTTTGTTGTTAACTGACATCGTTATTTCATATAAGATGTCTTCTTGCCATTTACTCATAATAGGTCCTTCTATTTTATTATAAATATTACTTACTCAACTTACCACTAACGAATTTTTGTTGCTTTTCTATTGCTTTTTTAAGATTATCTTTAGGCAAAGTGTCTGGTATGGTATTCTGATCTTCCGTGGACTTTACAACATCTTTAGTTTTAAGATATGCATCTATATACCATGGAGATTTCTTATCCATATCCTTTTTCCATTTGACACCAGGTAAAATTGTTCCATCGATTTGTCTTAATTTGTAACTATTTTTTTCTACAATCTTAATAACTTCACATTCATACGGTGAACCTAAAAAGAATGCACGTACAATATCACCTACTTTTAGTTTTTTCTTTCTTGGCATTTTCTTTTTCTTCTATCATTAAATAATCTAAATACTTAGTATTAAAATTATCAAAGTATTTAGTTCCTAATAAACTCTTATGTGCTCGAGCTAACACTTTTCGACTTGCAATATTAATTAAAAAGTATGGAGCATCTTTTCTAGGATTAAATCCTGCTACTTCTATTTTATCATTTGGATTAAAACAAATACATTTAAGATGTTTATATCCATTAGTTCTTAAAGTTTTATTTATAAAGTCTTGATAACTTCTAGTATCTGCAGCAGATAAGATTTCATCTGTTACTTGTGCAAATAAAGCACTATCATATTCTGATGATTCGAACTCTGCTATTTTTTCTAACAATGTAGTTTCGTTAGGGTCAAATTTATCTATCATTAATTTACCTTTGTCAATTTCAGGACCGACAAATGGACATGCAGCCATACCGCCATACTCCTCTCTCGGAGTTCTTAGAATACCTATATAGTCTAAGATTTTATTTTTGAAGTTAGTGTATGGACAACTCATATTATTTATTTGTTGTGAACGAGATAGGATTCGAACCTATGACCGTTAGCTTAGAAGGCTAATGCTCTATCCAACTGAGCTACTCGTCCATTTACTTATTTAGATATACAAAATAAACTCCCAATACCTGTCGTTGCAGTTAATGAAAAGAATGCTAATTCATTCATTGGATCTGCAAAAGGAATATAATTTAATATTTCTCCTGTACCGGTAATATATGCTAAATATAAGCAAATTGTACTAACGGTTACTACTTTTAAGTTTTTGATGAATTTTTTCATATTTCTATCTTTTTTATTTAATATAAAGATAAGAAATATTTTTCAAATAGGCAAATATTTTACCAGAAAAGTTTAAGAAATGTTTTAGTTTATTCTATAATTCATTATAGCTTTTTTAACCTTAGCTTTTTGTTTAGCTAATTTTTCAATTCTTGTTTGCAATTTATTTAAATCACCACCATATCTATTGGCATCTGCATCAGTCCAGTTACTACCTTTCTGGCCTGCATCTTGATTCATCTCAGAATCTAATGTTTGATATTCTTTAGCAGCATCTTTCATTTGATCAATAATATCACTTTCCATGTCCATTAACTTGTAATATTGTTTGGTACTTATTTTTTTAACTTTTGGTAAAGCTGCTTTCTTCTTTAATGCAGTTTGTCTTGCTCTAACTGCAATTAGTATAGGATCGTTAATATCCATTTC